TACAAGTTCGGACACGAGGGTGTTGAAGCTGAAAGGTGGGATGCTTTTAACATCGGCCAAAATGTTGGAGAGGCAGCTGGACAAACAGTAATGTATCCCCACGTACACATGATACCACGACGCAAAGGCGATATGGAGGATCCAAGAGGTGGAGTTAGACATGTTATACCCGAAAAAGGAAACTATAAAAAATCCACACACAGTATGGATCGATTGGAAACATCCTGATATGCCGTGGACTGAGATCTGTGCTAAGGTAATGGAAGTATTTGGATTGCCTGGTCACAGATATACTAGTCATCCTACTACACACTTTATGACATTTACATTTAAATCAGAAAAAGATCGTGTATTATGTGAAATATTATTAAGCGAGTACATAGTTCAATGAAGTATGAAAAAATAGGTATCATTGGACACGGATATGTAGGCGAAGCCATTGCTCAGAGCATAATGCCTCCATTTCATTCTATTATTATAGATCCTGCCAAAGGACATACAGCTACTTACGACGAAGTTAAAAAAGAGTGCTCTAATGTATTTGTATGTGTGCCTAGTCCACAAGGTGTAGATGGCCAGTGTGATACTAGTATATTAGAAGATGTATTAAACAAATTAAAAGGCTATCACGGTACTATTATTAGTAAAGTAACAGCACCTCCTGCCTTTTACGAAGAGTGGAGTGAAAAATTACCTAATCTAATCTATGTTCCTGAATTTCTAAGAGCAGAAAGTCATACGACTGATTTTAGTAGAACAGAGTGGATTATAATTGGCGGCACAGTCGGAGCATATCAGCGAGAAGCTGGCAGACTACTTCAACAACTACAACCTGAAATAAAACAGATTGAACACTGTGGTATAGGCGAAGCAGCATTTGTAAAATATGCCGTTAATAGTTTTCTTGCTACCAAAGTAGTTTTTATGAACGAGCTTAGTCAACTAGCAGAAAGTCACGATTATGATTGGAAACAGCTTGCCTACCTAATAAAAATGGATCGACGTATAGGTGATAGTCATACACAGGTTCCTGGACCTGATGGATATAACGGTTTCGGTGGTGGCTGCTTTCCAAAAGATACAGAAGCTTTGCTAAAATATGCCGAATCCACAGGTGTACATCTACACACATTGGATGCCGCGGTAAAGAAAAATACCTTATTAAGGTTGACACGACCTAAATAATATAATAAAATCGTAACAAAGGATACATTATGGTATATAACAAAATATATGAAAGCAATGACGATACTGCCTTAGACGCTATGGCAGGAGATGGTGGCTATCAAGAATCAACATTATCTGCTGTACTACGTGCTAAAATGAAAAGAGAAGGAAAGCGTTTCTGGGCAGGAGACAATATCAGCGACTATCTTCATGACAGCGACAAAGAGCACTTAATTAATGAAGCTACAGAAGCATTTGAAGGTGTACTAGACACACTGCTAATTGATCGCGAAAACGATCCTAACAGTAAAGGCACAGCCCGCAGGCTTGCTAAAATGTATTATAACGAAATAATGGCAGGAAGATATGAACCAGCACCAGATTGTACAGCATTTCCTAACGATTCAGAAGAACGATATGAAGGAATGTTAGTAGTACGCAGCGAATTAAGAAGTATGTGTAGTCACCATCACCAACCAGTCAATGGTGTAGCATATATTGGTATCATTGCTGCTAATAAACTTATTGGATTAAGCAAGTACACCCGTATAGCACAATGGTGTGCTAGGCGTGGTACTCTACAAGAAGAACTAGCTAACGATATCGCAAGAGAAATTAGTCGAGCAACTGACGCTAAAGATGTAGGTGTTTACATACAAGCCACACACGGCTGCTGTGAAAATAGAGGCATTATGGCACATAGCAGTCTTACACAGACTACAGTATTAAAAGGTGCGTTCAAGGATGATCAAGGCACCAAGAAAGAATTTTTTGATAACATCAAACTACAGCAGGACTTTGCCCCAAGATAATTAAGGAGAAATAAAATGAATGTAAGTGATAAATTAGAAAAAGTATCAGACAGTTTCACTGTTAACATGTACGACAATGGATTTATGATAGAAGTCGGAGGAAGAAATTCAGATAACGATTGGGCTAATGCCAAGATTCTTTGTCAAAATTTAGAACAAGTAATAGCTATAGTTACTGAAATTACTAAAATGGAAAGAGATAGCTAATGGATAAGGACGTCGACGATGTTCTTTTTAGAATGAAGAATCTAAAGGAATTTAAAATTAAAAGAAATTTAGATGACGATTTTACATTAATTGGTAAAATGCCGTACGATGTTAAGCTTGATAAAAATAATATATTAACTGTAACATTAATGGCTGTAGACAAACAAGAAGCTGAGCGTCGTGTTAGTGAATTCATAGCGAGTATGAAAGATGATTAAATGGTTTAAGAAGAAATTCAAGCAATGGTGTATAGAAGCTTGGAATAGCGAACGAGAAGTTGTTCAGACTACAGGAATCGGCATCGCTAACGATAGTCACTCTTTACGCAGTGAGCCTGTTCTTAGTTTTACTATCTATAATGCTATTGGTGGTAAAATTGTAGAATTTAGATATAACGATAGAAAGAATGATCGTGTTAACACACAAATGTATATTATTGGCAAGGATGACGACTTTGGAGAAAAGATAGCAAAAATTGCCACATTGGAGGCACTAAAACAATGAGTAAAATAAAGATAGCAGAGCTATTTTATAGCATACAAGGAGAAGGTCGCTTTATGGGTGTACCTTCTGTTTTCTTACGTACATTCGGTTGTAACTTTACCTGTTCTGGGTTTGGTATGCCTCGAGGAGAACGTAGTACGGCCAATGACGATGTAGCCGAAGTAGTTCATATGTATAACAAGTACGAGGAACTTCCTATTGTAGAAACAGGCTGTGACAGTTATGCCAGTTGGGATCCAAGATTTAAAGATCTAAGCCCTGTACTAACAGTAGATGCGATTGCTGACAGAATGATTGAGTTGTTACCTGACAACAAATGGCGAGGTGTACATTTAGTTATAACAGGTGGAGAGCCTTTGCTAGGTTGGCAACGTAGCTATCCAGATTTACTCAGTCATGATAAATTAAAAAAGTTAAAAGATATCACATTCGAAACTAATGGTACTCAAGAAATATCTAAAGATTTTAGAAAGTACTTAGAAAAGTGGACACACAAACAAGGTTATCACAATCTTACGTTTAGCGTGAGTCCAAAACTAGGTGTAAGCGGAGAGAAGAAAGAAGACGCTATACGTCCAGATATCGTTAGAGAATATGAAGAACTAGGACACACTTATCTAAAATTCGTAGTCGCCACTGAAGAGGATCTACACGATGCAGAACAGGCAGTTCAAGAATATCGCGATAACGGTTTCGAAGGTCACATTTATCTTATGCCTGTCGGGGGTGTTGAACGGGTGTACAATCTTAATAATAGAACAGTGGCACAGATGGCAATGCAAAAAGGATGGCGATACAGTGATCGACTTCAAGTGCCGTTATTTAAAAACGCATGGGGAACTTGATGAAAAAAATTATAAAAAAATTACTAGGTTTTGATAAACTAGAAGAAGAAAAAGAAATACTACAAGCAGCAAGAGACAAAGCTGTTGCTGAAACTGTACGAGCGCAAGAAGAAGCAGAAGCTGCTAAAGAGCAAGAACGAGTAGCTAAACTTACACCAAAAGCTCGTGCCACTGAATTGAAAGAACCATGGGTGGCTGTACTAGATACCAAAGTTAATCCTGATAATATTAAAAACGGCTTCTTTGAACTTGACTGGAACGAGTATTTTGTTGTACAATTGAAGCAAGCTGGATATGGATTTGATGGCGATCCAGAAGAAGAAATTGTAGATCGTTGGTTCAGAGATCTAGCACGTAATATTCTAGCCGAAGAAGGACAAGATATTACTCGAGGTGCTGGTTACATTAATGTTATTCCGATTGAGAAAGGTCGTTCAGAAGTTTCATGAACTATATTCTAGTAGATACTGCTAATACATTTTTTAGATCACGACACGTAGTAAGGGGAGATGCTGATATTAAGTTAGGCATGGCTCTTCATATTACTTTTAACAGTATCAAAAAAGCATGGCAAGATTTCGATGGCAATCATGTAGTATTCTGCCTCGAAGGTAGATCTTGGCGCAAAGACTTTTATGCTCCTTACAAGGCTAATCGAGCAGAAAGTCGTGCCGCTATGACTGTAAAAGAACAAGAAGAAGATAAATTATTCTGGGAAACATTTGATGAATTTAAAAACTTCATTGTAGAAAAAACTAATTGCACTGTATTACATAATTCTCAATTAGAAGCAGATGATCTTATCGCTGGATTTATACAATCTCATCCTAACGATAATCACATTATTATCAGCACTGATAGTGATTTTCATCAACTTATTGCTCCAAACGTAAGTCAATATAATGGTGTAGCAGAAACAACAACTACACACACCGGTATATTTGATAAAAAAGGCAAGCGAATTATTGATAAAAAAACTAAAGAAGAAGTTCCAGTGCCTAATCCAGAATGGATACTTTTCGAAAAGTGTATGAGAGGTGACACTAGCGATAATGTATTTTCTGCTTTTCCTGGAGTTCGTACTAAAGGTACAAAAAATAAAGTAGGATTACAAGAAGCATTTGAAGATAAGAATAAAAAAGGTTATTCATGGAACAATCTCATGTTGCAAAAATGGGTAGATCATGAAAAGAAAGAACACAGAGTATTAGACGATTACGAACGCAATCGCAGACTGATTGATCTAAGCCATCAACCAGATAATATAAAAGAAATTATACAAGAAACAATACGTACACAAACACAGGAACCTAAAAACATTAGTCAAGTCGGTATCAGACTAATGAAGTTCTGTCAACTATACGATATGAAAAAAATTATAGACAGCATCCAGAGTTATGCGGAGCCCTTTCAAGCGAGATATACACATGAACATAAAAGCTAAACCAGTAGTTGACGGAAAGTTTTGGATCATCGAAGAAGATGGTGAGAAAATTGGTACGTTACACAAAAAAGAAAATAACAAATTTATGTTAAGTTCTAAAAATGGAGAAAAGTTTTTTAATCGTAAAGATGAACTTACAAAGATTTTTGGCCAAGACTTTTTTGAAACAAAAATAAAAACACAAGTAAGTCATAGTGATGTCAGAGAAGTGTACGGATTTCCTACAAGTTGCTATCCGTTCAATCCGTTGTTCAATGTACAAAAAAAATTACCACTGTTTACTAAAAGTGGTGCGAGTAAAAGCCTGTATTGTGCTGGATATTACACAATTAAATTTGACAAAGGCTGGGTCAAAAGTTTTTGTCCAAAATTAATCACTATTGAAAGATACGAATATCGTGGTCCTTTCAAAACTGAATTAGAAATGAAACAGGCACTGAGCAATGCAAAATCCAATTAACACTCAACCTATACAGCAATTTATACAACAGGTTAAAGCAGCCGAATTAAGTCAGCAAAAAGAAGTAAAGTTAGATATAAAGACTGCTAAACTGTTAATGTATTGTCTAGCAGACGTGAATGCTCGACTATTAGAAAATTATGACGCTTTATTACAAAAAGTAGCACAAAATACAGGAGAAAGTGTTAATATTCAAATGGATGGCGGCGGCTTTAAATAAAACCAGATAAATATATACGTATATTTGGAGACGTATATGAGCAGGCCAAAACCAAAAGTTTTATTAGAATATATTAATAAAAAAAATTATAAAAGCGAACAAGTATTAGAAGCCGAAGCCATTTGGGCAGTTTTTTATAAGGGCGAACCATTTAACTTAAAAAGCTCTAATAGTCTAACAAGCTACCCTGGTCCTAAATACAAAAAAGTTAGTTTCAGTAACCCTGGTCACGCACATAATCTCGCTAAAAAATTAAATCAAATGTTTAATACGGATGAATTTGAAGTTGTCAAATTGACGTCCGGCGAAATAATAAAATGATTAGCAAAGAAACATACACCAAAATATTTCTCAAACAATCAGACAAAAGTATAGATTCTGCTAATATAAAACTACATCTTTATAAATGGTGGCAAAGTCATCGAAGTAAAGACACTGGCGGTCTTAGATTGAGCGAAGAAGGTTTTAATTTTTTAACAACAGAATTAGATCTTAGAAGTTATGAAATTCCATTTACAGACCCAATCGATTTAAGTCCACAAGTAATCATTTTTTTCGACAGACACATGGACTGTCCATATTTTCTTACAAATAAAGCAATAATCGTTTTTTCCGAAAAGAAAAGTTTTGAACTTTATATGTTTTCCGACGACATCCGTCGTTATGGACTAGTCAAAGCTATGAACAATCAACAAAAAGATAGCCAAAACGGTTTCTAAATCATCAAATATCCTTTGACATTTATAGTGTTTTGCCATATAATAACAACACTGCGATACAAAACACACAGTAATTTTTATTAACTTTTCGAAAGGCATATAAATGAGCGAAATTTCATCGCGTCAAGTTGGTCCTAAGGCAGCTAAGAAATCTCTGCGTCGAGCTTTCAAAGCTAAACGTCCAATCTTTCTTTGGGGTCCTCCAGGTATTGGTAAGTCAGATATCATTAAACAAATGGGCGAAGAGCTCGATGCCCACGTTATTGATATTCGTTTGAGTTTGTGGGAACCTACTGACATCAAAGGTATTCCTTATTTTGACGGTGACAATGGTAAGATGGCGTGGGCGCCTCCTATTGAATTGCCTGACGCTGTAATGGCAAAAAAACACAAACAAATCATTTTGTTCATGGACGAAATGAATTCAGCAGCTCCTGCTGTTCAGGCAGCGGCTTATCAGTTGGTTCTTAATCGTCGTGTTGGCACTTACTACTTGCCGGACAATGTTCTAATCGTTGCCGCAGGTAATCGCGAAAGCGACAAAGGTGTTACTTATCGTATGCCTGCTCCGTTGGCAAATCGTTTCGTTCACTTGGAAATGCGTGTGGACTGGGATGATTATTTTGGTTGGGCTACTGATAATCGTATTCATAAAGATGTACTAGGTTTCCTTTCTTTTAGTAAGAAAGACTTGTACGATTTTGATCCTAAGAGCGGTAGCCGTGCTTTTGCTACTCCTCGTTCATGGGCATTCGTTAGCGAACTATTGTTCGATGACGAAGAAGATGAAAGCACTTTGACT